GAAAATACTGGTTCGATTCCTCCGCTGATGTTATCTGCCACCAGTGATATGGTGCCTGTTGGAGCAATTGAGGTAAGGTGTGAATTTCTGATACCATACTCTTTAATTCCCTTTCGTAGTTTGTATGGAAGAGTTTTTGCAAAGCCTGATTTAAGCCAGCTCGATCTATATAGAGGGAATGCACCTTTCTCTTTTGCAAGTTCTAATGAGGCACGGTATGTAGCGTTACGGAGGGTTTTGAATACCTCTTCTGCCCATTCGAGGAATGATTCACTACCATAATTATGTCCTAACATTTCACCTGCGTTAGCTAATCCAGAGATTCCAAGTCCCATTCGTCTCTTATTCTTAGCTTCATCCTCCTGTTCTTTAAGTGGGTAGATTGTTCTATCAATAACATTATCCATTGCGCGGACAATGTGAGGTATATCATTATCAAACTGTTTCCAATTGAAAGTCTCACCATCAACATACTTAGTTAAGTTGAAACTTCCAAGCAAGCATGCCCCGTAAGGTGGAAGAGGCTGCTCACCACAAGGATTAGTGGCTGCAATGCTTTCACAATACCATAGGTTGTTTGATTCGTTAATTCTATCGATGAAGATAATACCTGGTTCCGCCCAGTCCCAAGTGCTTTCCATAATCATATCCCAGATTTCAGTAGCACTTTCCTGTCCCCACACTTCACCTTCAAATATTAGATCATAAGGAGCGTCATTCTCTACTGCTTCCATAAACTTATCGGTTACGGCAACACTAACATTAAACCCAGTAAGCTTATCAGAATTACGTTTAGCAGTAATGAACTCTTTAATATCCGGGTGGTCCACACGTAAAACCCCCATCTGCGCACCCCGTCGATGTCCTGAACTCGAGATGGTTTGGCAAACAGCGTCAAATATGCCCATAAAAGATACGGGCCCAGACGCTGAGGAATCAAGGGATTTAATCTTACTCCCCGATGGACGCAGTTGTGAAAAATCATAACCAATACCTCCGCCTCGACGCATAGTCTCTGCTGCTTCTCCAGCTCGTTGCATAATAGTATCCATGCTATCATCAATCGTACCACTTACAAAACAGTTGTACGCTGTTGTAATACGACGTGAACCAATAGCTGATTGTACTCGTCCAGCTGGTAGGAATCTCATCTCACCTAAAATACTTTCTAAGTATTCCTTATGTTGGTCATCATCACATAAAGCTCCAGCGATACGTATAACCTTATCATGGAAGGTTTCGTCTGCTTGTCTATACTTCATTTGATCGATTTCTTGAGAGATGGTTAGTTCAGGGCCTTGGTATGCGTTCTTCATATTTGTTGTCCTCACTGGGCTTCTATTGTTCTGTATCCTTATTCGCCATCTTTTCCACAGAGTGGCGGATAGCTTTTATATTTTCGTCCATGCGCCCTAATGTGACGGCTTGCTGTTGAACTACTTTCTCTAAGGCTTCTATACGTGTTTCATGACGTATTAGCTGTTTACTATTATTATCAATATTGTTATCTAAACTTGACACGTACCAGACGAGTGCGACCGTCTGAGCTATAATTCCTAAAATAAAAGAAATAGGCACTGATTTACTTAAATGCCAACTATCATTTGGATCCATAGTTTCCACCTTACTTTATTATTTTTATTCTTCTTTACTTTCTAAAGATGCAGTTAGAAGATTGTAGAACGAATCTTTAGCTACTGATATTTGATCTAGGTTAAATTTAGCAGCAGCTATCTTTTTATCTAAATCTAAAACTTGAGATAATAAAATCTTTTGATGGTCAGTTAACTCATCGATTTTGTATTCATTATCGTTGATGGTTAAAATATTTTCTTCTTCTGTAGACATTTTTTGTCCTCACTTTTAAATATTAAGCTCCCTACTAAAGGGACTTATACTCATATATTTAAGGTTTTAAAGGCCAAGAGATACTGCTTGGGAAACCTTCTTGCTGCGGGATATTTCTTAACGAAACCCTATATGCTTCCATCTCATCACTCATTGTAACATCTGACAAAGCGAAAAAATCTGTTTCCTCAAGCAAAGCATTGCGCTTGTTTCGTGCAACCCTTGCAGCATCTTGAGTTGCCGTAAGGATTGGAAAGGCGCGATGCAGATTGTCAGAGGATGTATCTGGCTCTACTTCCATAGCCGCAACCTGATCTGAACCTAGCGCTGCCTTTGTTGCTGTAATTAAAGCAGCTTCGCTTACATCAAGTGCTTGCGGTGAAACATTAGCTGAACCCATTGATGAGCCATTAGATAAAACAACTTCCCAATTTGTCTGCACAATTTGGCTCTGGTCTTGGGAAAGAACCACGCCGTGAATTTTCCATGTCGCCATGATTTTCTCCTATGGTGTATATCTGACGCAGCACATGCCGCCTGTCAGGCTAGAGGTTGAGTAGGTCACGCTTCCACTAGACGATTTCATATCCACGCCATACTTGTGCTGCCCTGCGCTTTGTTGGTTGTCTAAGTTAGAAATGTTAGAGGGGCTTGACCAGTTGTGACAAGCTCCTACAAACACAGCATCCCCTGCATTACCGCCTTGAGTAAGGGAGTTACCTGACCCTTGTTGATTTTGGGGCATGCTGGGATTTCCAGTGACTTCCCAAATACCCATACCCTGACTATTCCAACCACCTGTCGGCGCACCACTTCTACCCATTGTTACGGAAGTAGATGTTCCAATGTAGTATCTATAAAATGAAATATACTGTGTTTCATTTGAGTACGTTGCGTGACGGTAAATATCCCTAGTCATATTGCTACCATTTACGCTTGGTACAGGCGCACTGCCTTGCCCATAGACATCTTCATGCCAAAAATAGACCCCTGCAATGAGAGTTGTTGCGCTTGAACTCAACCCGCTAAGAGTAAAGGAAGTTGAACTTGTCGAGCCTTGGCGCAAGGTTGCTGTGATTGACGAACTTGCACCATACCATTCGTTGAAAGCCATCTGTGCGCCAGAGGACTTACTAATAAGCCCCCTGATGTCACTGTCATTAATTTCACACGCTGAACCAGAGGAACCCCCTGCCTCAACGTGAATATCATTTAATGAAATCTGTCCACTACTTTGCAGAGCCATTCTTTAACTCCTCAATCTCAGCTTTCAGTTCCTTGATGGCCTCGATAAGCAAGCCGTGAAGTTGGTCATACTGTACGGTTTTGTATTCAACATCATCGTCGGTCTTTAAGGGCAGTGTACTTTCTGTAACTGCGCTTGGAAGAACCGCCTCGACCTCTTGGGCAATGACCCCTGCGCTCTGTTTGCCATCTGCTTTGTAAGTAAACGTGTAGCCCGATAGCTGACCGACTTTATCAAGTGCGCCTTCGATTGGCTTGATGTCCTCTTTGAGCCGTTCATCAGAGATTGTGGTTGAGTAGGCAATGACGTTACCATCAACGTGAAGGTCGCCATCAGCTTCAAGGCGCATCCTCTCTGCCCCTGCCGTTTCAAACTTAATCGAACCGCTAGGGTCTAAAGAGATGCCCTCATTTCCATCGTGGGTTTTGATTTGCGCTTTGCCAACGGAACTCCGCGCGTTAAAGCTAAAGTTATCTCCGCTACAACTAATGTCGCCTTTATCGTTTCCATCCTTGTTGAAAACAATGAATTCACCGTCACTTGTTAAACGGTTGAGATACACAACAGGAGCGTTGTCTCTAGCAACATCTAAAGACGCACCCGCGCGATAGACCATGCCAGTATCACCGCCACTGGTCAGGCCGTATTGGTTGACGGTTGTGCCGACCATGAGCGTCCCATCGGATTTCAGGCGCATACGCTCAGTATCTGACGCACCAGTGTGTATAGTAAGTGTGCCTGTCCGAAGCTGTAAATTAGCATCGTCGCTAGTTGTGCGGTACAGACTGTCTATTCTTTGAGTAGTGCTACCTGAGTTGTCGTGGCTTATTTCTAAACCTGCACTGCTACCAACAGACATTGAGCCATTGCCCGAAGAATTTCGAACATGGAGAAGATGCGTGGGGCTGCTTGTGCCGATGCCAAGCGATGCAGCACTTGCATCCCAGAAAAAGTTAGCGTTCCCAGAGGTGTCGTAGAAACTAACATCCCCTGCGTTGTCTACCTTGAACCGCTTAGTATCATTCGAGATACCATACCAATCGTGATTAGTAGTTGTCCCAAAATGGAAACCAGTATCCGCATCGACGTACTTTAGCTGCCCCGCCACTGCATCACCGACACGGCTAAAGTCTAATAGTGTGCCATTGTTATCTAGTGTTGCACTGCCTGTGACTGAAATTCCGCTAGTCGTAGTCGCCAGTTTAGAGCTATTGTCATAGTAAAGTGTAGATGCACCGTTAGATAAGCCAACAAAGAAATTTTCACCTGTGTGGGCTTGGAGTTTTATTTCGTTGTTGCCACGAATAAGTACATCCCCAAGTTCAGAAGAAAATTCTAAGGCACTCCCGTTCCAATGGATTGATGCGTCTGATCCGTCTCCAAAAACAGCCTTAGCGTTGTCTGCAAATCTTAAAGAATTGGCAGACTTATCCCATACAACGTTGTAGGAAGCGCCATCGAAAGTGACATCACCCGTAAACGTACCCCCTGCAAGAGGCATCTTTGCAGCGATAGAATTTGTAACAGTGGTGCTGAAGTTAGCATCGTCACCAAGCGCCGCAGCTAGTTCATTTAAGGTGTCTAATGTAGAAGGTGCGCTGTCCACCAATCCGCTTACAGATGCGTCTGTATAAGCCTTTACGGATTGCTGTGTAGGTACTTTTGTTGCTGAATTAGAGACCATATTATCTTCATCAATAACGAAAGACATACTCGCCGTTGATGTGTCACCTTGAGTAACGAGGGAGGAGCCATCAATGGTCATATCTCCACTCGTGGCACTAATGTCATTTGTTTGATGGTTTATAGTAATTGCCAT